CGCTCATGGCTACTTACACAGTTACTAACAAGTACCTGATTGACAACTTTGCCGTACTGCAACTCCTGACCCCCAGCGAGATTGCAGTCGGCAGTTCAATCACGGTTGCTGGAGTTGACGCAACATTTAACGGCACCTTTACTGTGCGCGCATTGCCGCAGTATTTGTTTTTGGGCATAGACACGCAAGGCGATTTGCTTTACGACTATCAGGTGCCGATTGCCGATCAGGTGCTTTACGCTAAGACCGCTGACGATGTTCAGCGTTCCGCCGCATCTGGCACCGTTGCTAATGACCCTGTTTGCACATGGGTAACCGCCGCGCAGGTCATGACCTACCTTGGCATCACGATCACGAACCCATCTGACGATTACACGTTGCTCACGCAATCTGTGTCAGCTGGTAATCAGTTCTGTTTTCGCAGGCGTCAGGAATCGGGCTATATCGACTCCCTAACGACCTCACCAGGCGGTGACGCAACATTGGGCACTTTGATGTATTGCGCCGCTCTATGGCGCTCTAGGGGCTCAATAGAGGCAACCTACGCCACGTTTGATGGCATGGGCTCAGCACCACAACAAAGCCTGACCCCAATCGTCAAGCAGTTGCTTGGAATACCTCGACCAGCGGTTGCCTAATGGCTTACACCGATCTGTTTAACGAAGCGATTGACGACCTCACCGCAACGCTCACAGCTGTGTCTGGACTCCGTGTATCAAATGACCCAACAAAATTGATTCCCAATTCGGTCTATTTAGAAGCCCCAAGTTTTACCACTTTTGCTGGCAACGGCAACATTGTGCGAATGGAGTTTCCAATCAAGGTCATTGGCTCTGGGCCTGCAGGTCTGCCGGTACTCCGCTCAATCTTGAGCATTGCTGCAAGCGTGCTCGGCTCGTCAATTATCGTGATGGGTGGCCGTCCGTCAAGCATTGAAATTGGTGGCGCGTTGTATCCGTGCTACGACCTTGATTGCGCTATCCAAGCCCAGACCGCATAATCCACTACGAGCAGACATAAATCATCTACTATCAAGAAAGAACTTAAGGAGCAATCATGGCAACTAGCACGTATCTCTCTAACCCAGTCGTGTTGATCGGCGCAACTAGCGCGGCAACCACAGACATCACCGATCAGGTTTCTGCAGCGACTTTGACTGTCACCGCAGAAGCACTTGAAGACACCGCGTTCGGCTCCACGTCGCGCACAATGACAGCAGGACTGTTCAGCAACTCGGTCACCTTGACGGTCTATGCCAGTTATGCAGCTTCTGAGTCTTACGCAGTTTTGTCGGCATTGCTTGGCACCAAGTGCTATATCAAAGTGTCACCAGCTGCAGGTGCCAACTCGGCAACAAACCCTGGCTTTGAATTGACTGGTACTTACTTGTCAGCAATTCCTGTGATTAATGCTTCCCTTGGTGAGCTCTCGACTTACGAGATTGAACTGCAGGGTGGCGTTTACTCAACTGACCTAACTTAATTAACGGCTCCAAGCCGACATAGGAGAACAAATGAAAATCAAGTTGCAGTTAAAGCGCACCCCCGACAGCGCGCCCGAGTTTTATTACACCAACCTATTTGTGTCTACTGAATGGGAACGTATTACTGGACGCAATCTTCAACAAATGGTAAACGCTCCGCTTGAGAGTGATTATTGCGTTTGGATGTTTTCCATTCTAAAAATGAAGGGTGAACAACTTGGTGATAATTGGCGCGATTGGGTCAAGTCAATGCCTGACATGGAAATCATTCCGGTACTGGATGAGACAAACCCAAACCCTACGGACGCGGCACCTACCGTCGCCAGCTAGCAGAAGTGTTGGTCGCGGTCGGTTGGTGGCCTAGCGACATTGTGTTTGACTCACGGGACTTGACAACGGTCATTAAAGTGCTTAATGAGGCAAACAAGAAAAGAAGGTAGCCATGGCAGTTGAAGCAAACATTCAGGTTGCTGGCATTAAAGACGCCTTAAAAACGCTCAACAAAATTGACAAATCTCTGCGTCGAGAAATCACTAGGGACTACAAAGGCATTGTGCAAAATGTCGTTGACGACGCGTACCAGGCAATTCCGTTAAAAGAACCTTTAAGCGGTTGGAAGCGCAAATGGACGGTTCGCTCTGGTGCCGAATTGTTGCCATGGGGTCAGTTTGATCAAAAGATTGTGGCAAAAATCAACACAAAAAAGGTCAAAGAATACGCAGGACAAAACGTCAATTTGGCGACATTTGTTGTGCGCTGGGAAAACCCAGACGCTTCTTTGTTTGACTTTTTGGATAGCGGTGTCATGGGCTCACGTCTTAACGCCAAGTTTGGTGCACCGTCACGAGTAATGTGGAAAGCATGGGAGCGCAACAAGGACGACGTCAACGCACGAATGACCGACCTAGTCAAGCGCGTCATGGACAAGACTTCTAGGGAATTGATGTAATGGCTGTAGTACTCCCCATCGTTTCAGAGTTTGACGGCAAAGGCATTAAGAAAGCGATTGCCCAATTTAAGCAACTTGAAACCACAAGCGAAAAAGCGCAGTTTGCAATTAAAAAGGCTGCCGTCCCTGCAGCTGCCGCGCTCGGCGGTTTGGCTATTGCCCTTGGCGACGCCACACGCGCTGCAATGGAAGACCAACAGGAGCAGGCCGCTTTAGCGCTTACTTTGCAGAATGTGACTGGCGCTGGCGCCGCACAGACCGCACAGGTTGAAAAGCAAATCAGCGCAATGAGTCGAGCGTCTGGAGTTGCCGATACCGAATATCGCAAAGCGTTAGAAGCGCTTGTGCGCGGTACAAAAGATGTTGGCATTGCCATGAACGACATGAACCTTGTCATGGACATCAGCACGGCCACCGGCATGGATTCTGCCAGCGTTGCTGACGCGCTTGCCAAGGCATACCAGGGCAACTTTAAGGCGCTCCGATCATTGAGCCCAGAGATGTCAACCATGATTAAAGAAGGCGCAAGCCTAAACGAAGTCATGGACGTGCTCGGCGGAACCTTTGGCGGGGCTACTGCAACCAGCGCCGAAACCGCTGCAGGCAAAATGAAGATTCTTAAGAACTCAATTGGCGAAACCAAAGAGTCAATCGGTGCAGCGCTGTTGCCCGTGCTTGAAGCCGTCTTGCCTGTGCTTAACCAATTTGCTGCATGGGCTCAAGACAACCCCAAAGCATTCCTGGCCATTGCTGGCGCCATCGGCCTAGTTGCCGCTGCGATCGTTGCCACAAACATTGCCATGGCCATGAACCCATTTACCCTGATCGCTGCAGGCGTCGCGCTATTAGTCGCCGCGCTAGTCGTCGCGTACAACAAGTTTGACTGGTTTAAGACTGGCGTCAACGCAATTATCAACGGCATCCTTGGCGCATTTGAGTCGGTGGTAAACGGTGCGATCATGATGGTCAACGGCATTATTCGCGCTTACAACGCCATCCCGATTGCGCCAGACATCAACACCATTGCCCACGTCAACTTGCCAAGCATTGGTGGCAACTCGGCTACACAAGCCGCAAGTCGCATGAACCTACCGCGCATGGCAGAGGGGGGAATCGTTAACTCCCCCACTCTTGCCTTGATCGGCGAAGCAGGCCCAGAAGCCATAGTGCCGTTAGACCGCATGAATACTGGCGGGGGAGTGACCGTCAACGTCACAGGCGGACTCTCGACTAGCGCAGAGATTGGTCAAGCCGTCGTCAATGCTTTGCGCGCCTACTCACGGAGTGCAGGGCCGTTGGCTCTGAATATTGCCTAATGCCAGGTACAGCTGTTGTTGATTCAGGTAACTATGACCTGCAGATCGCCACAGGCTTTATCCAAGACGGGTTTACGCTTGACTCGGCAACCAAAGGCATTTTAGATAACACCCAGTACGTACTTGACGGTACGACCGAGTTCGCAAGCGTAATGGACTCGGTAACGACGATTACCGCTAAGCGCGGCAGACGCGACATTGGCGACACGTTTAGCGCTGGCACAATGACATTTACCATTCAAGACGTGGACGGCGTGTTTAACCCGTTTGACGAAAACAGCCCGTACTACGACACCGCCGAATCTAAGCCTGGTCTTGCACCAATGCGTGAAGTTAAACTAATTCGATACAGCTCTACCGATGTCCCAGAGTTGTTGTACTCGGGTTATGTCGTGAACTATGACTACAACTTTGCGCTCGGCGGTCTTGACACCGTGACGGTCTATTGCGCTGACCAGTTCTACCTACTGGCACAAACCTATCTAGATGAGTTCAACCCGTCAGCCGAAACATCAGGTGCTCGAATTGAAACCGTGCTTGACCTACCAGAAGTTGACTTCCCAGCCCTAGCGCGCAACATCTCAACAGGCACAGTCAACCTTGGCCATGACGCTGCATACACCGTGCAGGCTGGAACCAACGTCTTGCAGTACATTACCCAGATCAACGACACCGCCGAGTTCGGACGCCTATTTATGTCACGCGCTGGGGTGCTCACATTCCAAGACCGCATCGGCAACACCATCTCGGCATCGGTCGCTGACTTCCATGACGATGGCACCAATTACAAATACAACGGAGTAGGCATTTCATTTGAGGCAGACGCAGTAATTAACCGCGCTGTCGTAACAGGCTTAGACGGCACCACGGCAACCGCCACCGACGCTGCATCCATTGCCCAATACTTTATACAAACCAACAGCATCACCAACAGCCTGCTACACGAGCAAACATCTATTGACACCGCAGCGTCTTACCTACTTAACCCTGAACCAGAAGCCCGTTACACGTCAGTAGAAACCAAGTTCCTAATGCTGACCACAGCCCAAAAAGACACCCTGGCAACCCTAGAAATAGGCGACACGATCACCATTGAGAAAACATTCCCAAGCGGTGCAGGCACAACCCAATTGGCGCAAGAGCTGTCAGTTGAGGGCATCGAGCATTATCTTGATTTCAGCACAGGCCACCGAGTTTTGTACTCAACCTCGCCGACCACCATCGTTTATGAGCTGATTTTGGATAACGCCACGTATGGCACACTTGACGCACTCAATGTTTTAGGATAGGAGCACTATGACCACGCCATACCCGTTCGTTGCTGGGGCTGTGCTCACCGCGCAGCAACTAAACGACATCCAAAATCTGCCGATCTCGGACAAAACCGCGTCGTACACGCTGGCCGTTGCTGACGCTTACAAGCGCACAATGATGAACTCGGCAAGCGCAACCACAATCACCGTTGACAACAACGTCTTTACGGTTGGCGATGTCATTCAGGTCGCCAACAAAGGCGCAGGAACTTGCACAATCACCGCTGGCGTCGGCGTCACAATTAACACATCCGGTTCACTTGCTTTGGCGCAATATGGGGGCGGCTATTTGCTTTGTTTGTCGGCGTCAACATTTACTTTTTTTAGCCTAGGCGGGATTGGCTACGGCGCAGGAACAGGTGGCACGGGTGTCGTGTCAGGGCCAACAGGTTATTCATACACGTCGTTTACAAGCACAGGAACATTCACGGTCACAAAAGCAGGGCTATTTGAAGTATTGATCTTTGGTG